CATGGTCAGCCTCCCTTAAGCTCGTAAGAGCCGTTGGCCTTCATCTTGTTGATCTTTTGCAGTTGCTCGGCATAGACCTTCTCGGACACCCCGGCAATCTTGGCATATTCCCGCTGGGCCGGAGTCAGCTTAACCTGACTGCTGCTCCTGTCGTTGTTCGGGGTCGATGGAGCTTCACGGCTGACTGGAGCACTCACAATGGAGGTCCTTTGCTGGGGCTGCTGAACAACCGGCTCATCTTTGGACTCCCGTTCCCGCCATCCCAATCTGACTTCCATGTCCGCAAGATACTCATCCGAATCAAAAGCATAGCCAGCCCTGATTATCTTCGGATGATAGGCCTTCATGTCGTTCCAGATCTCTTCATCGATCCGGTCTTTGTTCTTGGCTATCCAATTCTGCACCCGTTGCGGCAACACTGGCTGCTGTTGCTGGACGGGTTGTTCGGTCTTCGGCGGGCTCTTGATCTTCTCCTCGATGTCGAGCTTACCGCTTTCATATTGATAAATAGCGTTTTCGGCCTTGGTGAGCCGCTTAAAAGCATCGATCTTGAGATCGACATCGCCGTTATTCTCGGCGGTCCTGATGTCTCGCTCGGCGGCCTCAGCCGCATCTTGCGCGGCCTTCAGAGCGGTGCTGACCGTGCCCAGGTCGGCCTCTAGCTTTTCCTTGCGGGATTTCTCGACCTCAAGGCCACGCTCGTTGGCAAGCCGCTGATGCTGCTCGGCCTCCTGCCTGTAACGGTCGGCCCGGTCCTTCTGGATGCCTTCGGACTTACGCAGCGCCTCGATCTGCTTTTGCAGTGCAGCAGAGGCATCTTCAGCCTCCGGTTCATCGACCTCTGGGGTCTCCGGCTCCGGTGGGGTTGGAATCTCCGCTGCATCGGACGGAGCAGTAAGCTCGATCTTGTCGATCAGATCGCCCTGCTTGGGATCCTTCGCTACTGGTTCCTTAGCCATGTGATTCCTCAAAATACCATGTTTGGATCTTTGACGGTCATCTTGATACTGGAGTCCTTGACCCACCGGCAGGGATAGCCGTTGAGGATGACGGGCGTGGCATCACCAACCTTGTAAACCACCCACTCGCCCACCGAAACGCGGTCCTCGCCGAACTCAAAATCGTTATCATCCTTGAATGCCCTGGAGCCAAGTTTGAGAACAAGGCCCACCTTGCCCTGCCATTCGTCCTCGCCAACATTCGAGTCTGGCCTGATAATGCCACCGGAAGTCTTGGCTGGGCGGATGTAAGTCGCCACCAAGACCAGATTGAAGTGGACCTTAGCGCCGGAGAGATCCCCGATATGCTTCAAGATATCCATCTTTGGATTCTTGGAGTTCGAGATCAGTTCGATGACGCGCGTAGACGATACGATGGGCATTATTGAGATTCCGCTTCTATGTCATCACAGAGCTTGAGAGCATCCTGTAGGCCATGGATATAACCTACATTCTCCCGGTAATGAGCATAGTCAGTGGCTCCTCCAGTAGCTATCGAGACAGTCCTATTTTCCACGGCCTCCTTTATTCTCGCCTCAAGCTGAGCGTGGAATCGAGTTTTAACCATCAGCCCTTCCTGGCATTGCCTCCATAGGCACGAATCTTCTCAAGCCTCCCTGGGCCAGACTCAGCACCTGACTTCATTCCAACTTTGCCGCCCTTGGCATAGGCGGCACCACCCCGCTTCATGGGGGGCATACCCGGCGGTCCGGGTGGAGGCGGAGGCATGCCCGGTGGTCCCATTCCAGGAGGTGGTGCCATGGGCGGGCCTCCTGGGGGCAAACCTGGAGGCCCTCCCGGTGGAAGTCCTGGAGGCAGTCCAGCAGCACCGGCATCGTCACCCTTATGGGGTGCGACCACGGCGATATTGATGTGAGTCTTGTGGCCACCCTTGCCCTTGCCTTTGGATCGGCCACCACGGGCAAAGCTCGGCGGCGATACCTTGCCCCCGACCTTATACTCCCTCGACTCCTTGCCGCTGGCGGCGGCCTTGGCCCTGGAGTCCTGGGAGCCACCGGCAAAGGTCTGGCCGCCCGAGGGCTTGCCGGTGATTGCCTTGTACTTGGCGGCGCTGGAGCTTCTAACCTTAGATCCAAATGGATTTGCCATGGCTATTTTCCGTACCTGCTCCCTGAGGGGCCGTGATCGAAGCCGGGTTTACCGCAAGCTTCGCCCTTCCCCATACCACGAAGCCAGTTGTTTGGCACATCATTGTCGTAGTTGGATTCGTGTCTGTCCTCCTGGGCCTGAGGCTTCTGATACTCAGGACTCGTCTGTGGGACATTGGCTTGCTCGATGAGACCTTCTTCTGGTTCCTTGGCCATGGTTATTCCTTTGGTTCGCCGCCGACTGGGAAGGCATCTGGCATCGCTCTGGTATTTCTCACTCTTTTAGCAGCAGCCTCTCTAGCCTGCTCAGCCTGCTTGGGTTCGTCTCGATCAACAGTGCCACCAGCGGCATATCTCTTTTGCGCGGTGTCTCTACCCCACTTAGATGTGTTCTGAGCCATGGTCATGTCTTCTTGGCTTTGGGTTTAACTTTCGCCATCTGCTTGGCAGCTTCAAGCTTCGCAGCATGCATCTCCCTGGCGTGGGCCATATCCTGTTCGTGCTTGGCATTGGCACGAGACATCTCGGCATCATGCTTCTGTCTGGACAGTTGGCGGTCATGATCGGACTGGGCTTGGTTGGTTGCAGCACTGTGCATCGTATCGATCTGGCTGTGACGCAACTCCTGGGCCTTGGCCATATCGTTGTGATGCAGCTCCTGGGATTTATCCAGATCGCTGTGCTGTAGTTCCTGAGCCTTCTCAACCACACCCTTATGAAGCTCTAGCTGATGGGCCTGATGCTCCATGTTCATCTCATGCATCTTGGAGATGATGTCCTTCTCGGCGTCATGGGCATGAATGAGTTGCTCTTCCTTGATCTTGAGACCCTCAAGCTGGATTTTCATCCCCTCGATCTTCTCGCGGGAGGCGCGATCCTGGGCCTTGTCCTGGATGGCCTGAGCCGCCGTCGCGGCCTTGATCCTGGTCTCCAGAAGCTGGATCTGGCTCATCTGGCCTTGCGCCTTGGCCTTCTCCTGGATCGCTACCATGCGTGGATCTGGCGGGGGTGGAGTCGGGGAGGCCTTGAACAGGCCAGCAGGATCGATGTCGGAGATCCGCATCACCCGCATATCGACGGCAACTTCGTCATAAAGCGCCGGATTGGCGGCCTGAAGCTGCTTGATGATGGCACCCTTGGCCAAGCGATGCAGGCTGGTCGGGTTGTTCGGATCGGCCACCGGGACCAGCTCGCAGTCGTCCAGGGCCTGGATGAACTGATCCTTCTTCCACTTGATGGTGGTCTTCTTGTTATGCCGCCAGAGTGCTTCTGGATCTTCCTTGAACCGGCACTTCAGGAGCTTGAACTCTTCGGCCTGGGAGGCGTGTAAACGCTTGTGGGCCGAATCCATGACCTTCGATGCCTGCTCGATAAGAGCCAAGGTCGTGCCCACGGGGGCGTCTTGCTTGCCCTCGCCAACACTGACTTCGGCGGTGGAGGCAAGGCGTCTGCCGGTCTCTTCGATGTGAGTAAGAAGACTGATGAAGCCAGCACCGGCTTCTTTATAAGGGACCGGCATGACCGAATCCTGGATTCTCTGACCCGGCCCGACATCGAGACCTATCCCGCCGCCAGGAGGGATACGGAATTGATTGGAGAGTTGTCGGCCAAGGCCTTTGCTGTAGATAAAGCCAGGGAAGTTGGCGAACATTCCAGCGTCGAGGGCTTCGCGCCATCCGGCGGTAAGGGCGTTGGCGGTGTTGCCGAGGAGGTGGATGAAGCCGATACCGTAGAAGCCCAGTCCGCGAATGAACGGAAACTGTACGAAGAATTGCTTGGCAAGCGCCTGCTCATCGTCTTCCTGCCAGTTGCGACGAAGATCGAGGATCTTCCTGGAGTCTTTCTCGATAGTTACGCGGTATGGCAGGGGAAGCCCCTTGCCCTTGAGTCCCTTCGGGGCGAACTCATCGAGATCAAGTTCGCAGTAGGTCTCGTAGACTTCATAGTCACGATCTTCCGGCAGCTTGTTGGCCTCGGTCACACCGGAGATCGCCTCCATCTTCTTGTCGACGGGGCTTGTCGTTGTTATTGCCGGGGGACTTAGGTCCACATCCCGGTAAACCCCCATGATCTGCATGCGCTTCAGAACCGAAGGCCGCATCTTGATGCGATGGGTAATGCGGCCTGAGTTCTGGATATCCGTCGTGGTGTTAGAGATGATCAGGTCTTCCGCATCGATGGACTCGGATACCGGCCTTCGTCTCAGTGGACAGTTGTAGACCTTCTTGAATCCGTCGCCGCCGAAGCCAACGTAGAACAGCATGCGGTCGGTGTCGGGGACATACTCGGTGGCTGTCACAGTCAGATAGTGATTGAGATCTTTCTCCAGCGCCTGAGCCAATTCATCCTGCGACTGCATGCTCTCGATGAGCTGTTGCTGGGCGGAGGTTTGCTGAACGACTTCCTTTGGCGGAGATGGAGCATCGTTGCGGACCTTAACCGGCCCAGATGCGGGGAGAAGCTCGGCCCTGGCGGTGGCCTGGAAGGAAACAGTGGCCTCCAGAAGAATAGGATGGCGGACTGTTGATATGCCCTCGATGGGGGCCGACTCGGATCCGGCTCCGGCTCTCGGCTTTTCAAGCTCCAGCCCCAACAGACTGATGCCAAGAGCCCTGGTCTCTAACCATTTCGAGCGGGATTGATTGTCTCTGTCGATGCCTTCGATCAGCGTCGAGGCGATGCTGCTGAGTTCATCATCGGACATCTTAAGCGCGAGATTGCGGTCGAACTCGGTGGTCTCTGGGCCATCATCCTTCTCATCCGGAGGATTCAGATCGATGGTGACCGATCCATCAGGATGCTCGATCTTGAGGGCACCGTCCTCGAACGAGGTGGAGTCCGGCCCCATCTCATCGCTCTCGCCTTTCACCAAGGTCAATGCTGGCGGCACAACCTCAGGATAGGGATCGTCCAACCGCATCGAGTTGGTGCGAGGAGCCATCAATAATTACCGTAAATCGGAGCGTTATAAGATGGACCACGGTACAGCATTTCCTCATGAGCTTCTACAGAGTATTCCTCGCGCCGCAATGCAAAGCCGGTGTCACGCAGATACTTCAGCGCCTGAGAGGTCGAGTCGACCAAGTCGTCGCGTGATCCCTTGGGAAACACCGCACACTGATCGATCACCATGTCGGCAAAGGAGCGGTCAGGCGCATAGATCATGCCATCGGAGAATAGATGCTGAACCGATTGCAGTCGGGCGTATTTGTCGCCTTTGACAGAATTCGACTCGACACCCATCTTGCCGGTGGCCTGGATCAGGCGATGCAGTTCCTGGACAACCGACAGCCCGCTGGCCTTGGACTCGATCAGCAGCCGGTCCACCCGGAACTGGGGGCCCTTCTTGGGTCCGATGCCGATGGTGCAGGTGGCGATAAGCTTCTGAAGCAGCTCGTGAAACTGTAATCTTTCCTGCCAAGCATACATCAGCATCATCTTGGGGTTCTTGTTGATGTCGCGGAACACACCCCAGATGGTCAAGGCACTGGGATCGTTCTCTTCTTTGTCCGTATAGGCGGTGTCCACCGACCCCAGGATGTACTCAAACTCCGGAAACTTGTCTTCCTCCCACAACTGCCAGAAATCCCGCTTGATGATCGACCCGCCACGGGGTTCCGGGCTCTGCATGTACTGACCGGCCCAGGCGTGGGGACCCTTATCCCGCTCCAGATCTTCGCAAACCTTCTGGGTAAACCGCTCCGGCCAAGCCAGCTCGCCGTCTTCTTTCCGTGGATCCTCCCAGGTCTTGGGGCTATTATCATCATTTAGCCCCAAAACAGTCACACAATGCCTTGATGTGTCATGCTCCATCGGGATCATCAGGTGGGTGTATCCCATCTCCCGAGACAGCGCGATTCCGCTCACATCATCCTCATGAA